CAACAGTAAACATTTCTGTTGCTCCAACTATTACAGGTGTTGGTTTAACATCTTCTGTTAACACTCCAGGCACATCAATCTTTGTTACTGGTGTTAGTTCAACATCATCTATTGGAACATTCTCTATATCAGGAGATTCACAGCTAACTGTTGTAGCCGCAAGTGAACCAGAAATGGATGCGCTTGTAGGAACTGCAACTATTCAAATTGGTAAAACAGCTTTTCCTTCTGGTAATGCTTTATCAGCAAGTCTTGGTACAGAAGTTGTATCAGGTGATTGTAATGTAACTGCAACAGGTAATGCTATGACAGGTAGTCTTGGCACAGAAACTGTTTCAGGCTCTGCTTCTGTTAGTGCAGATGGAACTAATACTCAAGGGTCAACTCAAATTGGAACTGTCGTAGCAACTGCTGGCGCAACAGTCACTTTAACAGGTATTTCAATGACTTCCGCTATGGGAGATGCTTCACAATCAAGTGTATATGAGGCACCAAGTGTTGCTGCAACATTAAGCACTGGAACATTACAGATTCGAATAGATGTTAGCTTTACACTGACTGGAGTTTCTGCTACAAGTAGTACAGGTAATTTACAAGGAACCTTCTGGTCCCAAGTAGATGATTCTAACTCAGCCATAAGTTGGACAGAAGTTCATCAAGCTGCATAAAAAAGTTTTGACAAACTTTGAAATAATAACTAAAACTTTATTAGGAGATTAAATGAGTTCAACTTATTCAACTGGCTTACGAATAGAGCTACAAGCATCAGGAGCAAATTCAGGTACTTGGGGTACTATTACGAACAATAACTTTTCTCAAGTTTTTGAGTTCGCTATTGCTGGTGTTTATTCTAAAGCAATTACTACAGGAACTTCAACCACTCTAACAAACGGTGATGGCCCACAATCTCAAGCAAACAACGAAGCTAGACAAAATCAATTAATTTTAACAGGGACAGTTTCTACAACACACACTTTACAATTTCCAGCTACACAGAAAACTGTTGGTATTTATAATAACATTAGTGGTGGGGCGGATATATCTGCAAGATTAGGAGCTACAGGAAACACTGTTACAGTAACTAATGGTAAGTATAGATTATTAGCCACTGACGGAACTAACTGGTATGATATTTTTTCATTAGCTGGTTTAGGTGAAACTTGGCAAATTAAAACGGGTAACTATACAGCATCAGACGGAGACAATCTTTTTTGTGATACATCTGGTACTGATTTTACAATTACTTTACCTGCTTCTCCTTCAATTGGAAATCAAGTAAAAATCATTGACGCAGAGGGAACTTTTGGTACAAACAATTTAACAGTAGGTCGTAACTCACAAAAAATACAAGGAGCTACTTCAGACTTAACAATAAGCACTAATGGTGCGGGCATTGCTCTTGTTTATGTAAACGCGGACAATGGATGGAGGTTGAAATATAACGACTAATGGCTAACTTACAAGATATAGTAAACAGAAGTGAAGTAGGCGCAATTAAGCCTTGGACTAAAGCTACAGCTCCAGACGGTTATTTATTATGTAATGGTGGTGCTGTATCAAGATCAACTTATGCAGATTTATTTGCTGTAGTTTCTACTACTTATGGTTCTGGTGATGGATCAACAACTTTCAACGTTCCTCAATTACAAGGTAAGATGCCACAAGGTTATGATGGTAACACATATAACTTAGCAGGAACTGGCGGTGCAAATACAGTTACTGTATCAGTAACTAATAACCAAGCAGCTACAAATGCTACGAACCAATCTGTAACAATGACAGGAAATATTTCTGATACATCATTGACAACTGCTCAATTAGCTAGTCACTATCATGGACAATGTAGTACACCTATAAACCAAATTGGTAATAGTCCTTTTCCTAGTTTCTCATATAACACAGGAGGTTCAAAATCTGGTCATAACTCACCACACAATGCAGGTTTTCAATGTACTCTTCACACTAGTGGACAATTCTTTCAAAGTTCTGGTTCAGGAACAGGTCATAATCATGGTCATAACTTATCTGGAACATTAACTGGTAATATTACAACAAGTTTAACTGGTTCAGTTACAGCAGCAGGAACAAATTCATTTTCACCTTTTGTGGTGGTTAACTATATTATAAAGCATTAGGAGATATTGATGGCAACACAAATAGTAATTTTAAATAACGATTATATTAGAGTTGATGATAAATTTCATATTCATTGGGTAGATAAAGGCAAAAATTGGAATAACTCTTGGCTGCCTAATACCATTCATGCTGTAATCTGGAATAATCTTACTGGTCAAAATCAAATACAAAACAAAGATGCTACAACAGGCGCAATGACTAGTAATAGTAATTTATCTGCTACGAGTGATGCTGTGGGGGCAACAACTATTGCTAATTTACTTACATGGGCAGAAACACGTAAAGGTCAAATAGAACAAGCTCAACAAGATTTTTATACTGACATAGCTAATGATGAAGCTAACAGTACAACAAACTCTCACGGAAAAAATTGGCCAGATTACGACTCTAATTATTCGTAAAAAGTATTTCTTATTTGTAAAACTTTTCTCTTTTTAGGTCCTGTTACAGGACATACTTTGTGTAATATTCCATTTTTAATAGCTAATATAGAATTAGGTTTAGGCGTACTAGCTAAAGGCATTCCTCTTTTTGTATCTATTAATGTTTCCCCTCCCCAGTTAGGAAGCCATTCATCCATGATATAAAAAGAATAACTTAGCGTGTAATGGCCGTCATTATGCCAATTAATACCTGAAAATTTATTATATTCATAATAACTAAAAGTAATTGAAGAATTAAACTGATATGGAATAAAAGAACAATTTATTAGTGTTTGTATTATTTCTTCAAATAATGGATCTATACATTTTTTTAATTTACCTTTTTCATACTCAAGAATATGATCTTTTGTTTGAATAACTTCATTCATTGTTGTTTGATTATTTTCTTTAAATAAATTTTTTTCCCAATTTTCATGAGAATTAGTAAGATCTAAATTAGAAAAATTAAAATTTGATACTTTTTTAAAATAATTGTCTTCTAAAAAATTTTCAATTATGATTGCACAGTCGTCAATGTTTGCAGAGATATGCATTATTTAAAACTTTTTTTACTCCAAAACATTTTTTTATATTTATCAATCCACTCACTGTTTATTAAATTCATTGTTTTAGAATGAAGTTTTTCTATATAAAAACCAGACCACATTTTCCATGATTCTCTTTTGAAAGGAATAACTTGAACCATAGGATCACCTTTTTTAATTATAAATTGTTCATTTTTTTTATGTAAAATAAAAGGAAAGTTAATTAAACTAATATATGTGTCTGTATCTACAATTCCTGCAATAATTTCAAATCTAGGCTCAAGTCTATTCATCGGTTTTATAAATAAACAACTATATCCTGGTGGTGTTTTAATTAACCATTTATTGTGAAACTTACCTGCATTTTTTCCTGCTACTTTTTTCCAAGCTGGAGGCAATTGTGTTTCATGATGATAACCAAAATCTTCTCTCCCTCTGTTTGCTGGGCTCACAGAAAAATCATCTTCTATAGAATCTACTAAATAATCTTGATCAAAAGGAATAATATAACCAGCAGTCATTGAATCTAAAAAAGGAATACATGTTTTAAGAGTTGGACTGTGAATATTACCATCAGTATGTCTTGCTAATTTTTTATATTCATCAGGAATAAATCTTGATGCAGGTTGAGGATGTGGCCATATATCAAGCATGTCTCTATTACTTGCACAAAATGTAATTTTTTTATTCATATTTTTGTATAAAATTAAAAGACATAGATCTTCTAATTTCTCCTTTTATTTTTGTTTTAAAAGGCATAACACAGTGTTGATGCCTAGCTTCAAAAATGTAAAAATGTCCTAGTTCAGGTTCCATCCACGTCATATTTGTACCATTAACATCTGTAAAACCTAACTGCCCGTCTTTAAATTTATGAGGATCTTTTACATCATTAATAAATTCTGGAACTTTTAAAAACATTACACTAGACCAACCTGTGTTATCATGATGTGTGTGAGGGGGATTATATTCCCCTTCTTTCATATCATTTATCCAACAACTTAAAATCTCTAGTTCTTTAGTTCCTTTAAATAAATTTACTTTATCTAATGTTTCAATATAATCATTCATACAATCTACAATGTGTTTAGCTATTTTTGTTTGTCCTATATGATGTGTAAACTCTTTTTCAGAATCTAACCTACCTGCTAATCTTGGACCAAAAGATTTAAGTTCTTCTCGATGTTTTTCATATTTAATATTTAAATCATCAATAGCCTCCAAAGGCATATCATATCTTTTAACTATTCTTCCGAACATTGATGTTGCTGCTGGTAAATTACTCATCTTCTGCTTGTTTCCATTTTATCCAAAATTGCACGCTAAATCTTTGTTCCAAAAAAGCTACATCTTTATCATCGACAGTGTGTAAAGGAGTAATTGCATGAGGTACATAAGAAGGAAAGACTATCATAAAATTATTTTTATTTTTAATTTTAATAATTTTACCATCTTCCATAAACATCATATCACCTCCAAGTAGTTTATCGCTTTTATTTAAAATTAAATTAAACGTAAATAAATTGTTTTTAGCAGAATCAGTATGCCAATTATAATAACCTTTATTATTGTAAGATATGACATGAATATCCCAAGCTAAATCTCTTTCTTTTCTACCTGTAAGAGTTAAAAAATTATACATGTTACATCCATTTTTTTCGGCATAAAAAGAAAACCCTTGATGTAAAAACCAATCAATTAACTTTTTAATATTTAAATTATATTCTGTATTGTCTTTATAACTAATCCAATAATCTAAAGCTTCACAGTCAGCCGTGTTTTTATTTTGTTTACCTCTATTTCCCCAATTAGGAATATTAAAAGATTTTCTACCATTTAAAAAATCTGTGTAAATATCATTAACAATATGATCTGGAATAAAATTTTCACAAGCAATAACACTAGATGACAAATTATAGTAATTCATTTTTGTTTTTTAATATTTATTTCGTTCCGTTTCATATGAAACAGACATGTTAGATGCATAAGTAATTCTTAAATTGTCTGTTAAATTAGCAGAAACTGAATGCATTGTTGAAGTAGGAAACATTAAAACATCGCCATTTTTTACATTAATTATTTTTGCAAAGTTTGTGAAAGAATTATTTTTATCATCTTTTTTTATTAAATTAAAAGAACTTTGTTTATGAAACATAAATTGTGCGTTACTTTTTTCAACATCTAAAAAATAAACTATTGATAAATGTCCAGGCAAATGAGCGTGAGGCACTGCAAAATTATTTTTTTTATACCAATTAATCCAAGCATCTAAAACTTTAATTTTAGGGGCATCGTAGTTCTGACTTTCAATTAAATGTGAAATTATTTTTTGTAATTCTTTTGTTAAATTAGCTACCGCAGGATATCTTAAATGAGAATCCCAAGCGGTTCTTTTTGCTTTAACATTACATTCATCATTAGGTTCTGTGTTAAAATCATGAATACTATTATCCTCTACTTTAACAATTTGTTTTATTTGTTCTAACCAATTTTCATGATTTGGCATTTTAAAATGAAAAACTTCATCGCTAAATATTTTAATAGTTTGTATATTTATCATTCTTTTTTCTGCCTCTTTCATAACATGAATTTACTGTCAAGAAAACAATTATAAAAAGATTACTTGATATATTCTGCACACATGTTTAAATTAGATCTCACCCAAAAATTATAAATCAAGGAGATATTATGGAAAATCAAGAAGTATTGAAGGCTATAGCTACCCTTGCTGATAAGGTGAGTCGTTACCACGAACGTTTATTAGCAGTGGAAAGAGAAAATGAGAGATTACAAAAAGAATTATTAGAACATAAAGCACACACATCACATATACATACAATTCAAGGTAAGCCATATAACTCCGATGCGACAGTTATGGTAACGGGTTTAGATTCTGATTTGGAATGTGAAGCTTGTAGTGCTTAAATAAATTGATAATTTATTTAGTAAAAGACAATGAGCTTATTCCTTTTTCAGTTCATAATAGTAAACCTTTTTTTGACAAAACAAAAAAATTAATATCTGAGGGGCAACCTGTAGTCATAGATCACAAACAAAATGCTTTAAATACATATTGGGAATATGAATTTTCTGAAAACCCAAAAAAGTATGTAAGTGATATTACACAAGATAGATTTGTAGATTTAAAAGAAAGAAGTGTAAATAAATTAATTGATTCTAAAAATTTTGTGTATTCACAAGGTTCTTTTGATAGAATTATAAAATGGAGAAATATACCTTTATATAAAAATTGTTTTGATTATTCTATTTATCCTACTCTTTTAACAGAGGTTAAACCTAAAACAATTTTTGAATTAGGAACAGGGCTTGGGGCTAGTTGTATTTGGTATCAAGATATTTTAAAAGCGCATAATTTAAATTGTAAAATAATTACATTTGATAAGTCTGAACCCATTAAAAAATTTAAAGGAATTGAATATTATAAATTTAATTTAGAAAATATAGAAAATTTTAAAATAAAAGAATGTCCTCGTCCTTGGTTAATAATAGAAGACTGCCATATTAATTTAAAAGGCATACTTAATTTTTTTGATAAACAAATGATACAAGGTGATTATTTAATTGTAGAGGATAATGATGAAACTAAACAAGAAATAATACAAAATTTTATGAAAAATAAAACATATCAGGTTGATACAAGATACACAGATTTCTTTGGATACAACAACTGTTCTTTTGTAAACGGAGTTTTTAAAAAAAGTTAATTACTCGGGAGTTTCCCCTAACATATCTGCTAAAGAAGGAGCAAATACTTTTACATCTCTTCTTATTTTTTCAGCAGTTGTAGAAGTTCCTGGGTCATCAACATCAGCTTGAGCTGCAGCTTCAGTAGCATACTCAGCACCTGTGTCTACATGTGTTAATGTTGTTTCAGTCTTTACTTTATAGTGAGGAATTTGTCTTCCATCTGAAGTTGTGATGTGTCCTAGTAATTCAGCAGGTTCAACTATCGGCATCGTCTTTTCTCCAATTTATATTAAAACTAATAATAACTCTATCATCATTAGAACTATTTGTTTGTACTTCATGTTGTAACCATGATGGGAAAAAAATCAAGGAATTTTCGATAGGCTCCCATTGTACGCTGTGAGCGAGGTGTATAGAGGCTTTATCTGTTTTGGGGGGTGATAGTACCTCTGACTGTGGTTTAGGCTCTAGAAACACAATATTTCCACACTTTTTAGGAGCTTTAAGATAAAAGACACCTGATAAATAGTTGTATGGATGTGTATGCACATTGTTTCGTGATCCTGGTGGGTTTATCATACCCCACATACCAGTCATCTCAGGATTGTAATCATCTTGTACGTCCATGTGATTAAAACAGTCTTTGGCATATTTAAGAATGTCACCGACCAACGGATTAAATTTCTTAATACTATATATTTCATCATGACTATGCCAACCACCGACATTGGACCGTGGCATACCCATCTCATCTTTTTCTCGTAGTTGATAGATGTTATCAATAAGATGTTCGTGGCCTTTTAATTGTAGTGAGAATACGGGGGTAATAAATAGAGAATGTAAGTTAATCAGAGTTGTCCTTTCGTGACCTCCATAAAACTTGCTATAATGTGCACCTGATTGGCAGCATTAGCTTGAACTTTAAGAACATCACTTTCTTGCAGAACTAAAGGTTGAGTCAATAATTCTGTTGTTGTGTTTGTAGCAACACTCTTTGCTTTGAATACTTCAAAAGTTGCAGCGCCTCGGACAACTTCAACATCAACTAAAGTTGTTGAACCAGAGTCGTTACAAATTAAAAGAGATTTTACTACGTCCGTAGTAGGCATAACTGGTGGTGTTGCACCAGGATTAGCCGTAGGAACTGTTAAAACAGTTGTTAAATCTGTTGTGGTAATATCTACCATTGCGCTTTTAAAAGTATTAGCCAAGGAAAAAAGCCTCCGACTGTGATTCTTCTTTTAAATCTTGTTGGTAGTTTGTATTAAGTAAAAGAATAATTTGATCCAATAATGCAACCATTTGGTCAAACTGATTAGCATCATATTCTGGCGTTGCATTTGGTAATCGTGTAATTGTTATTTTAGCCATTATCTTCTTCCGTCTGGTCTAAGTTGTAACTTCGTAGACCCAAGTCTCCAAGCTGTGTCATTAACTGTGTTGGTTTCATATTTAATTTTAACCGCTCTACCTCTACCTCTTACATCAATTTTTTCTGTGGTGCTAGTAATACTGCCTGTTGTAGTTACGTTAGCTGCAGATTGTGGATATTGCTCAAGTGTTAAAGTGGCTGTCATTGTATTAGCAAGATTATCAAAGTCTGGAACTAATCTACTGACTGACATGAGCTCATCACCATCAGCAATTTCAACAGATCCAGTTGTTAAGAAAGCAGGTAAGGCTGTGCCATCTGCTTGGTTATTACCAGACTCATGTTCATAAATATAAGAAGCTCCCGCAGTCAAACCTAATATAGTAGATACGTTTGCTGTTACACTTGCGCTATATTCGGTAGCAATAGGATTTTCATACACATATGCACCAAGCCATGTTGTTCTTCCAAGAGTAACAGTATACCAAGTGTTTTCTAAATAATTGTAAGCAACACCTCTATCTATTGCTGTAGCACTTGCTGAAGGGTAGTACCAAATAATTTCATTAAAAGCTGTGTTTATACCACAGGCAATATCATTTCTATTTGTATAACTAAGATCATCAAATACATAGTCTTGTACGGAACATGGCATTTTTTTGACAACACCGTCATACATGTAAAAAGAATTATCAGACATCCAATATGCTCTACCATTTACTTCAATAGCAGCGTGTTGTGCTATCAATCCACAGTTAGCACCGAGCTGTCTAAGACCAAAAGTAAAAGGTGTACCAACAAACTGAACACCATGAAGTGATGTATCTGTCCAAACTAATATTTGACCTGATGATTTAACAGCACCTACTATTCTAGAACCATCGGATATACGTAGTGAACCAGCTTCGTTTGTTGCAACTGGTGTATAATCTGTGGCATCTTCTCGATCAGAAAATCTAAATAATAAATCATCTTGCGTTGCTGGTGTGCCAATAGTAGTTTCTGTACCAAAAATCATTAAGTGTCTTGTATCTGTTGACACTAAACTAAATCTAGATGCAGTAGGAGCATTAGATAAAGCTGTTGCTCTTGCGTCTATTGCACCAGAAATATCTTTTATATAGGTACTAGCATTTAATACTGTAGCAATTAAATCTTCACCGAAATTATCTAGTGACCAACTACGTGCTGCAATAGTAACACTTGAAGATGTGCTTGGTTCATTCCATGCACCAGTGCTCCAAGTATCTGTGCCCCATCCGTATCCAAAAGTTGAAGCAGTCTCCCCAATATTAATTTGATAATTAGCATTGCCTGAGCCACCTCCGCCAGAGGTAGATCCAGAAGCTGTGCTAGTGTGTGTTACTTTATAAGTATTAGCGTCAACGTATGTTGTAACTTCAAACTCATTGTTCATGTTCAAACCATCTATTGCAGAGAAAGAATCAAAAGTTACAAAGTCTCCTTC